TTTCCTCGATCTCGTCTTTCTTTGCTTTCTCGAGGGCCTTTTCTTTTTCAGCGGCCAGCTTTACAGCCTGCTCGTGAGCGGCTTTTTCTTTCTCTTTTTTTTCAGCCTCGGCCTTGGCACCCATATTAGTGGTGTTCGCGGCAACCTTCTCAGCGGCGGTTTGTTGTTTTTTTTCAGCCATAAATTACTCCTGGCTCATTTTTATATAGAGGGGAGAGCGGCGACCAAACCGCTCCCCCCGAGGAGGACATATTTAAACCTGTTTCCAGGCTATGCCGGTTACGCTACGCTGGTGACGTTGTGCAAGATCGCGTGTTTCTTGCGCTGTCCAATCTTCATCGACATCCAGGACCGGATCTCATCGATGTGCTGTTTGGTGCCGGTTTCTTCGATCCCGACCTCGATATGGGTGTCGAGGCCCTGGAGAAAGCGGTACTCAATGTCAGCCAGGTCGATGGAAAAGGCCATCCCGCCGAGAGTGGTGCCGGTCAGCAGTTCGCGGTGGGGAGCGATGGGGAGAAGATCGCCGTAGGGGGTCAGGTATTTACCGATCGCCATACCCAGGGTTTGGTCGTTCCTGGTCATCTGGAGATAGGATTGCGCCCATTCGGTAAGACCTTCAAAAATGGTCGAGCCGGAGAAGACTACCGGGCGCTTTGCCCAGCGGGTCGCGGTGATTGCCCAGGCACCGAACTCAGCCTCGGTGTAGCCCGCGCCGCCGCCGTCAGAAACGGTGTTAGCGCCGATCGCAGAGTCGGTCATCCCGCCCATGAACATTTGCTCGTACTTGTTCAGACCGATCGCAGAGGAACCATCCGTATGGCCCTGGGCCACCCTGGCTTTCTCGCCGAAGAAAAAGTTTTTCTCCATCTTGAAAGCGTGGTCAACCCCGATCTCAAACTTCTGCTTGTCCCACTCGCTGACACCACGGTAATTGAGGTGCTTGGCGGTGGTGGTCATCCCCATCGGGGTTTGGACAATCTGGATAAAGTTCGATACCAGAGTCGGCTGTTCGCTCTTAATGACACCCCGACCAGTGCCCTGCTCAAACGAGTTGGACACAAGCAGAATGTCTTTGGTGCCGGTAGAAATAGTGGGAGTGGCGGTCCCATCCACGGTGATCGCAGAGATCACCCCGGTGCCCTGGTTGACCGAGGTCACGTAATAAGCCTGCTGGAAACTTTCCGAGGGGATCATAACGATATCGGTTTCGGCAAAGAGCCAGGCATCGGTGCTATTGGTCAGGGTAAAAGTACCGGTGGTCGATGCGCCATTCCAGCCGGTCTGCGCGGACAGGGAAACCGTGTCGGCTTTCCGCTCCTGGGTCTGCCACTGGTGTTCCATCCTACCTACTGCTTTCTTTTTGATTTTGGAGATAAAACGGAGTAGCATCGTTTTATCAACGTTCAGGTAATCGATGACATCATCGATTTGAACACGGAGCCTCCCTGAGGGGAGGATTTGCGAATTGTCTACATATTCGCTGATTATTCCTTGTAAGCCCATATTGGTACCTCGCTTTGTAATTTAATTATTTGGCAAAGTTGTTAAAGAAGTCATCGAGCGGGGTCTGCTCCTTCATAGGTGCAAGAAACTTTTCCTTATACTTCGATGCAAGACTCTTTTTTTGCCTTTGCACCTCGGTAGGGGAAAGAGTTGTCTCGTAATAAGGAAGACGGCGCGATCTTTTTTTACCGAGTCCGGTCATTTTAAGGGCCCGCTCCATAGCTAATTTGGGGTTTTTGTGCTTGAAACCTTGGTCTAAAGAGGCCAGGGCCTCCTGGATTTTTTCTTTAACACCATCTTCTTTCCAGGGCACATCATACTCCTGATTAATTTCATTCATAGCTTTTTCAGCGGACTCCTCAATTCTTTCAACCTGTCTCTCCTCGCGGAGTTTGCTCATCTGGCTTTCAACAACCTTGTTCACATAGCCTGTTGGATCATCGTCATAGAGTTCTTCTTCGACCTCTTTGGCTTTTTCGTCTTCCTCCTGAGGATCCGGACCAAAGGCTCTTTCAATCTTCTTGAAACTCCCCTTTAGTTTTTTGTTTTCCTCAACAAGCTGACGGACCAACTCCTGGCTATTCTTATGCTGACCCCTGACTTGTTCTAACTCCTTTGCTATATCGAGTTCCGATTTCTGAGATCCCTGGCTACCCACTTTTTTAGTAGGATCACCAACGGTGCCCTCATCGGAATCGTCTAGCATCGTGTCATACGCGCCAGTGTCCACATAAATATCGTCTAGTAAGTCATCTTCGAGACTTCGATGTTTCGGTTTCGGCATACTGTTCTCCTCTTAAAAATTAAATAAGGCCCTGTACGATCTCTCTTTCCTCGGGGCCAAGACCAGCCCCAGGGGACGGAGCGGGAGCCTCGGCCACATCCTGGACAACGGACATCGTAAAGGTGCCGTCTTCTGCGCGGTCATCAACCTGGAGCGTGATCGTGTCGCCGATCTCCAAGTTAAGCAGTTCCGGTACATCTTCACCGCTCATCGGGATCCCCTGGGTAGCGCCGGTTTCCGGCTCTCCTTCGGTCAGGTTTTCTTCGGGGATCTCTTCCTCGGGCATCTCGCCCTCGGCCTCAGTGGGCATCCCACCTTCCGCAAAATCACCTTCAGCCGGTGACATACCTTCAGGCGGTAAACCTTCCGCGGCCATCATTTCTTCTTCGGGGTATCCTACATCTTCAGGCATTGTGAGCCTCCTGTTTTTTCTTTTCGTCTATTTGGTCCAATGTTTTTTTAACCTTCTTTGCGTTCTTCTTAGCCCGATTTATAATCCCTATATAGGCATCATACTTGGCGCGGCGGGCCTTAACCTCTACTGCCAATTTCATCGGATCGTCCAGGATCTCCTGGCTGATCCCCTTGACGGTATTACATTGTTCTGCCAGGTCCACCAGGGCCTCGCAAAAATGTTTCCAACCTGGAGTCTGAAATAAATCATCGTACATCACCGCCAGCTGTTCTGGGGTTAACTCCTCATCTTTCCGTTCCAGGGTGCCGCTCATATTGTCTGTCCTTCAGCAGTTTTATTAAATCCCTGCTCGGTTGGAACACCTGGTGTACTACCAACATTCTCCCTGGACCGGTTAGCCGCTCCTTGTTCTGCGGCAACGATCTGCTGGACAGCCTGGGCCAGCTGGGGATTATTCAGTAATTTAGCGGCGATCTGGGAAGGATCCTCCATCTCCATCATTTCATCGATATCTTCCAGGTTAAAAGCGGTCATTACATTTTTCAGAAACAGAGACATATTGCCACCGTTCTGCTGGAGCAGGGGACCAATGATCCCCGCCAGGTTTGCAATCTGTTGCCGCTCGAGTTCTCGCCTGGTAGACAGGTCGCGGAGTTCCAAGTCAGCAATATAATCCAGTTCCAGCTGTTCCGGCGGTAGGGCAAGAAACTCGCCCAGGTTGGGCCAGCGCATAAAAACTGCACCAGGATTATTCTGAACCAGGAGGATCATTACATATTTTATAAACTCGATCAGGTCATCGGCCACATTCAGCGCGATGATCCCAAACTTAAACAAGGCATTCTCATTGGCGCGGCCGATACCGGTCGCGGTTTCAGGGGCTCCCCGCCCACCGGCCTGGCCCATAAGGACATCAGGGGTACCGGCAGTACTCTGCATCGATTGTCTTTTTTCAGCGGCCATAAATCCGGCCAGCTGGAGCACGTTGGGGATCTGAATCACATCAATATCATCCTTACTCTCATCCCAGCCGATTGCATTACCGTCACCGGCAAACAACTCCTCAATATCAATATCCGCATTTTTATTGTATTTGAATAACAGCTTGACAAGCAATTTAAAATTGTCCATTTGAAGGGAGAGGATGTCATTAAGATCGTGGCTATTATCGCCCACCAGCTGGGGAATGCTTTTCCCGATAAGAGATTTACCCATCCGTAAGGGACGAATCGGAAACATTAGCCGTTTGCGCTTGGTAGGAAGATCATTAACCTCGGCACGGATCAGGATCCGGCGGTTAGCCAGGGTGCAAATGACCTCTTTTACATCGGGCTCCCAATCAGGATCAGCGCTGTCTCCCTCAGAAAAATCATAAACACCGTAATATTCAAGCAGTTCTACCTCATCAGTGGCCTTAACTCCAGTAGATCTTTCGGTTTCAGCTGGTGTGGTACTGTCACTGGCGGCAGATCCATGCTTTGCCTCATAAGCATCGGTCCGTTTTGCATCGTCATCTTCCCCGCCGGTGGACGGTTCCACCTGGTCAAGGTTCATATAGATATCTCTGTTCTGGTACAGCTGGTATAATTTCTTGGTTTTTTTAACGAAGTAATCGGTCTGCTCGGGATCCGTTGCCTTGGTATCAAACCAGACATCAAAGAAATTAAAAACGTCAAACTCAGCGCGGTATCCCTCAATCGGGAGCATTTTACCCTCTGATTTTCCCATCCTTTTCGTAGGCACCGGCCGCAAATGGAGCCAGGACAACCGGCCGACAAGTGCCTCTTCCAGGAAATCCCTGGCGCGGGCCCTTATTTTAAGCCGGTCTAATTCCTCCTGGATCCACCCTGTAAGATCTCGCTCGACCTTTCTAAACATCGGGTGTTCAACGAAGATTTTTAGGTAATTTTTATCAGGGAAAAGAGTTTGAATGAGCCTGCCGACCATTGTCTGGACCAGATCATAAAGATAATTTTCTTTAACCTTGGCCTCGTGCTCAAGTTTGGCATCGATCAGTTCGTCTTTGCCATTAAAGCGCTCTATTTCTTTGGCTATTTCATCATCGAGAGTTTTCCTGGAGGTGTTTAAGATCTCAAACCTGTTCACCAGGTAAGATTGGAGGTCCTGTACTTGGTCCTCTGATAATTCCGCAAGCAAACCGCCCTCTGCCATAGGCTCCTCAAGTTAACATAATAACGGTATTATGTTAACTTGACTATGATTATATGCTAATTTACGGCAGAAATCAAGCGTTTAATTTTTTTTGGAGAAAATCCAAGAGATTTATACGTCTGAATTAAGTCAAAGTTTTTACCAACATTGCTATATTTTTTGTAAAATGGTAGCTTTTTGTGCCTTTTTTCTCGATTTTTTACCCTTTGAACGTTCTTTTGGGCAATTTGTCCCTTGAATATTTTAAGGAATTTTTTTAGAAAAACAACCCCATATCTTAGCGAATCTACCGCATCATCGTCCTTTTTTACCGGTTCCTCTTTATAATCAAGATCATCATAATCCATATTCGGGGGTTCTTGCCACCGGTAAGTTTCCAGCTGGTTATATAAGTTGGGGCACCGCTGAACATCAATATATAACCTGGGTGGTCCGAGCGCAGGCTTAATCAGATCGTTTACGATCTGGATCCCTGGGACCACCGCGTTATTACCAGGCAATAATGGGATCCCAAACTCCTTGCGAAGTACGTCTTTTGGCCGGACACCGGATGTCTGATCACGTTTTGCGCTGGCGGGATCTATAATATTGCGGAAAAACATATCCTTCCGCAGTACAGCTTGTAAGATTTTCCCTACATCCGAGGTCTGTAATCCCTTACGAAAGATCTCATCATAAACATAGATCGCATTTCCATCCGTGGCCATCTTCAAAATACAGGTTTTGTGGGTGATCCCCAGGTCGGTAGAGGTAATCTTGATCAGGTTTTTCTTTGCCAGGACCACCTCTGCCGGCTTGTGGTGGATCTCAGGGTTAAAATTGTGGTAAACCAGCCCGATATTTGCGCTGAGATCCGTACAAAAGACGTACCGGTCCATCCACTCCTCAGAGTGGACAGCCGCCATATCCGGTATAAAGCTGTCTGGTAAAGTGGGATTATCATTGGTGGGGCAAACCCAGTAAGCCAGATCTGACCGCTGTTCTTTGCCGCCCCTGACAATAATATCATCGCCGTCCCCGCCCTCGGGCCGGTCCCGCATCCACACTTTCCACAGCCAGTTGCGCCCCTCCCAGTTAGCTGTCACCCAGGATTTGAATGATTTGGCCTGCACATCCGGAGGATTTCTCATCCTGGACCAGAGAAAGGAGATGGTATCTGAATATTTGACTACATCAGGGTCATCAACGTGGAACCCGCAGATGTGCAGACCTTTTAATTTAGCGCGTTTGAGAGTGAGGGGCCGGAAGATAATTTTGCAATCGTTGATCAGGATGATCGCGTTCTTGCCGCGTTCCCCGATAAACTTTTTAAGCAGACCAGCGGCCTTTGTGATCCTCAGATAATCTTCCTGGAGTTCATCTTCCAGGTTATCCCAGGTGTTCCGGCAAGCCAGGAAAGTATGGCCAGGGTTCTCCAGGCAATGCTCAAGGACCGCGTGAACGGTGGGGTAGGTTTTACCGGCACCGTACCCGCCGATCAGCAATTTGTGCCTGGCGGCTGATGCGTGAAACTCAGCCTGCCGCCGGTTGATTGGCTTATAGTAGCTGAGATCAGCTACCGGCATAGCATCAATCGTCATCAACATCCTCTGCCGTGGTTTCAATCACCACCGCATTTTTGACACCCTGGCCAGAATTGGTATTGGGCATAATAATATTGATCGGCCGGTCCCCGCTCCCCTTGGGATTGGGTTTAAGAAAAGCGGATTGGGCCTGGGCTGACAGCTTGGAATTGCGCCGGATCTCTGCGATGATCGCCAGCTTGACCCCGATCGGCCTGGGGATCGCAATCTCCTTGCCGGTCTTTTTGTCAATGACGATCTCGTCTTTCAGCATATCCTCGAGGCGCTGTAGCTGTAGCTGGATCTTGTCGTGTAAGACCTGTTGGGCAATCTTGGGATCCGATTGCTTTTTTAAAGTGAAGGTGCAGTATTTGATCGCGCGGACGATTGTTTCTTGTGAAACATTGAACCGCTCTCTCAGCTGGGTATAAGTCAGGTGCTCGGTGACATAGGTTTCATATATCTTAAAGTACCGTTCCTTTATGGCATTATTCTTCGGATTGGGTACAGTTTTGTGGTTGCTGTACCTGGACATATCCGTGACATCAGCGTTGTTTTTGCCCATCTTTTATATCCCGCCAGCGCGTGATCTCTTTACCGGTAAAGGGCCATTCTGGGGTGACAAACCCCGCCGCGTTCCGGTGGCCGCCGCCGCCCATCTCCACCGCGATCTTGCTGACATCGATGTCTTTCTCTGTATAAAGAGAGAAGGCCCACCGCTCACCGTCAAAAAAATAAGGGGCCATAATATCATAGGTTTCTTTGGGAATACTGTCAAAGACCTGAGAGCCCAGCTTGCCGCAGGCCGACACGATCCGATACCCCCAGTGGTCCACAAAAAATGCCCAGGACATCATTCGACCGAAATCTTCCTTGTCGTTGTAGGTTTTAATGGCCGCGCCCTTTTCTATCACCTCATCGGCGGCATCTGCCGACTCCAGGGGATCCAGCCATTTCTCCCAGGTATCTGACCAGGGAAAAGTATTATAGCACCGACACCCCAACTGAAACATCCTGGTGGCATCCCCCATCGCAAACTCCCAGATGTCATAATCATCCAACAGCTTAACGATATAAGGGACCGTTTCATTGGGGAAATAATAATGCCAGGTTGCCATACAACCGGATGGCTTGTCGTCATACCGCAACCCGGCAATTTTGTCGGAGAGGTGACGGTGGAAGTCAATGGCGGTTTTATGATGATCTATCCACGTCACGTTCTCGGTAATTGTAAGTAGCCGATCGAACTCCCCCTCGAGGAGAGAGAAATCGACAAAGATGATCTCTTCCCCTGGTTTGATCTCATCCCAGGGAAACTTGTGGTTATAATTTATACCGGTAAACTTGATAAACTTATCGGGGTA